CCCCAGCTGGTGCGTTGGCAATCTGCACGCCACTTGGACGATAGAACTTGCCCCACTGCTCTGGGTCGTACAACTTGCCTTCAACTGACGCTTCGAACATTTCAAAGATTGCTCTTTGTTCGTCGATGCCGGGACGCTTTGGCATAAAGTCGTTCAAGTTGAACAAGCCGTGTGTAGCAATTGCTTGCAGTTCTTCTTCGTTCAAGCCACGCTCTTTACGAGCCCAACCAGAAGTAGAGTAGTCAGCATAACCACCTTTTTGTGTCTTGTTAAGACGGAAGTCTGTACCTGCTTGGTAGTCAGTTGGAATATTTTCCATGTCTGGATCCATCAACGCTTGCTTGATAAGCGTAAAGATTTGTGGACTGATCACAAAGCGACGGATTGGATTTTCTGGAACGCTGTCTTCTTCCATTGGGCTGTTTACAACAAAGCCTTGGAAAACGTAAGAACGCTTCTTCCAGTATGTGCGGCCAAGTGCTTCCATGTTAGGATCTTTGAACCATGGGCGGATAGTAGCATGTACTGGACATGTTTCGCCCCACATTTCAACGCAAGGTACTTGTACAAATACTTTTTTGTTTTCGTCTTGACCAGCGACACCAGCGAATGGGATCTTGATCATCTGACGTTCACGCCAAAAGAATGTGTTTGTTTCGTCTGCGTCTGGGAGGAATCGAAGTGAGGCCGAAGTGCCTTCGGGGATGTTCCAGTGTGCGTAAATGGAATTGTCTCCACCACCTTGTTTAGTACCACTAGATTTTTGTGCTTGCTCTGCTAGTCGAGCGCGGATTTCTGCTAATGTTGCCATAATGTTTTACCTTTAATGAGTTAAGTTTGAGTGTTAAGCCCTATAGCGGACTAAAACAACACATGCGTTTTCTTTGTGCATGTGTTGTAGTATACTTATGATCTAGAATTAAAGCAAGAGGCTTTTTCGCCTTATTTCGGACAAATTAGCCGAAAAGGCGATTTAAGGAAGATTCAAGGTCGGCAACTGCTTCAGACACCATATCATTAGGTTGTAGTGGTGCTGAACCTGGCTCGTTGGCTGGTAGTTGGTATTCGGTAATGCCACTTAGGTCGCCTGTACGTGCGGCACGTTCCATCATGCGCTTCAACATGATCACTTCGCTTTTGCCACGGCTGCGAATGTTGTTTACTTGATCTGTTTCTTCTAGACGCTTGCTCCAGCGTAGTAGTTCCATAATGTCCTTACGACGACGAGAGATTTCAACAATCTTAGTGCCAAGTTCGTCCCAAGGTTTGCCGCCAGACTCAACGTGTAAAGCCATAACACGAGCACCTAACAAGTGGTTGTATGGGAAACGGAAACGCTCGCCATCTTTTTCCACAAATAGAGCTTGAATGTTTCGGCTACGTGCGCCTGGCTTTTCCTCAGTTACTGACTTGGTGTGAGCCAAACGAATCTGTGTGCTACCTAATGGATGGTAGCTGATCTTTAAACTGTTACGACCTTCTGTAACTGTTTCTGTGCGGTGAGCCATTTTCTTTGGTTCAATGTCGCCTTCGTAACTACGGATAGTTGTGCCGTACAAGTAACGTCTGGCAACTGCTTGGATGCGCGGTTTGAATTCAGTTTTGAACCACTCTACGTCAGTGGTACTTGGATCATACCATACTTCAACGTCAGTGTTGTCGTAGTTGACCATAACCATAATGTTTTGGTCTGGCACATATTGATAAACTGCTTGCTCTTGGTCAAGAGTGCCTTTACCATCTGTATCTTTAAATGTAGAATTGTGGCTTACCCCTGCTACTGTAGCGGCTAGTTCTTTGGTTAGTTGTTCTCTTGTAGGCATAGTCTTATTTAGTTATAGGAAGCCAATTGGCATTGGTCTTAATACTTCATCTGTACCTGCATTTACAAGCCTGTCATACGTGCCAGTATCCCAGGTCATAACAACTTCTGTCATACGTAGCACTAAAATAGTTGCCATAACTAGGTCGTCTGTTTCGCCTTCTTTGGCTGCAAAACTTGCACCACGGGCAATAAAGTTCTTTAGCTCACGTAGCAAGTTATGACTGTAAATTGTCATCTTGTCGCTTTCGACATAGTTCTTTAAACGCATGCAAGCTGTAATTTTAGTCTTGTGTGTAGTGTTAAAGCCTCTGCGTCCGCGACTTTGGCCGGCACGACGAATTTCCTGTACAAATGTACCCGGGATGTGTTCTTCCCCAAATTCTCGAATACTAATTAAGGCTGCTTCGCCAATGGTGTTGTTTTCAACTGACCAGTATAGTTCCACGTTGCCTTTGGTCTCATCTTGCATCCACTTTAGAATAGAAACAAGTGTGCGAAGCTGTCCTTGGATATCAGTTTTGTTATGTTGCCATTCGGCTACTTGTTCTAGCTCCGGTAGCTTAAACACTTGAATAGCCGCAGGGTCTCCGCCTGTGCCTAAACTTGGATCCCATCCAATAACGTATGCGCTTTGCTGTTGTGGATACTTGTAAATACGGACTTGGCCCATTTTGCCATTTGGATCTTTGCTTTCCATTGTAATCAACTTCATCGAGTTGACTAGCGTTTCGTCAGCAATAACGAATTCACATTCGTGTTCGCGTAGGAATCGTTCTTCGCCGATCTTTACACGTTCTGTTGCGGCCCATGCTTCATCACGATCTGGGTGGGCGCTCCAGATAAACTTAATACTTGCGAAACCGTTGCGGCCTAGCTTTTGCGGATTACCATACTCATCAATGTTCTTGGTAGCATCTTTCCAAATACGAGCAAACTGGTCATCGTCTTGGTTAGGCGTAGAAGTGATAATACACTTACCACCAGTTGACAATGTAGGAGAGATAGAAGTCCAGAACTCGCTAGCAATACGCGGCTTGACGAATGCAAACTCGTCACAATAAATTAGGGACAATGACATACCACGAGCAGTTGTTTCTGTTGTGGTAGTTGAGATAATACGGCTACCGTTGTCAAAGTCAATGCTACCTTTGTTATAACTTGTAGCGCCAGCTTTTAAAAATTCAGGAAGTGTTTCGTATGTGTAACGAACACGTTGCATAATTTCTTGTGCGCCAGCAAACTTGTGTGCGGCAATAAGAATAGTTTGATCTGCCATGAACATAGCACGCCATACCAAGTATGCGGCTGCACATGCAGTCTTGCCCATTTGACGACCCAGCATGTTAATACTATAGCGATTCTCATGGTAACACATAATGAGTTCGCGCTGATAATCAAACAGTTTAAATTTTACTTTACCTTTAGTAGGGTGCTGTACCCAACAATAGTTGTCAATGAAGTATACTGGATCAGTAGCACAGATGGCAAGTTCACGGACATGTTCGTCCGTGAACTTCTCTACTTTGAAAGGTGTCTTTACAAAAGTATTTTCGGTTGGCACAAGGGCCTCCTAATTACTTCTTGCGGCTGATAGACTCAGCAACAAACTTTCGGTATTCACCCATTGCGTCTTGGAATTTCTGCTCTACAGTAGATTCTTCTAGACCCATTGGATTTTCACCTTGGTTGTTAGCACGGTTTGCACCGTATGCTTTATTACCTGCACCGTCACCTTTACCGCTTGGTAAAGAATCAAACTCAGTTGGCTCGTTCATTGAAGTGCCTTCTGGGCTGTTCATTAGTTTGCTTTCAGCAAAACCAGATAGCTTCATAATGCGACCTAGTTCGTCTGTGTATGCTTCACCTTCGTATACGCCTTGGCCAAATACAGAGTTAGTTGCAGGAGCTTCTTCCTTAACTTCTTTGTCTTTGTCTGCCCAGTCTGGTACACCGTCACCATCAGCATCTGGCTTCTTGTTGTCGTCTTTGTCGTCAGCTTTATCTTCGGCTGTCTTGTCACCGTTCTTCTTAGCAATCATTTTTGCAAATGCGGCTTTTTGTGCGGCGCTTTGTGCTTCGTTAGTTACACCAGCTAATTGAAGAATACGTGCTGTTTCTTCGTCTAGTTCTTCTGACTCGCCAACTTCTTTCTTAGCGGCTTCGTCGTCGGCCTTTTTACGAGCTTCTTCTTCGGCATCAGTTTCTGTACCGCCATATACACCAGAACCTGCTTGGTGTGTTAAGCCAGTTGCAGTTTGCGTTACTTTACCACCTTTAGAAGTGTATGACGTATCGCCTACTGCTTCTTCAACATCGTCTTCCTCTTCAGATTCTTCCTCTTCAGATTCGCCGCCTTGTTCTGCTTCGTGATCAGCCATGTCATGGTCGCCATCGCCATCAACATCGCCTGGTACATCGTCTGCTGCCACTGTAGGTTCTGCACCAACATACATAACTGCTGGCTCTTCAGCACCTGGCATTTCGCCTGGCATCTCAGCAGGCCCGTCGGCCGCAACGCCACCAACTTGAATACCTGCTAGTTTTAAGATGTTTGCAATTTCATCGGCGCTGTCTGTTGTAACGCTAATGTTCTTACCCGGCATGTTAATGGTAACAGTCATTGGGCCTTCGCCTTCAGGAGTCTGACCAGTTACACCAGCCATATCATCCCAGCATTCACCAATGCCTTCTTTGGCAATACGGATGCTTTCATTTACTTGTTTCTTAGTCATTATTTTTCTCCCTTGCCTGGAACAGCAATGTTATTTTGTTTTGTACCGATTGGGCTAGTCTTGCCATCGGCTGGGCCTTCATAGTCAGGTCCCGATGTGATTTTACCAACGTTTTGTGTAATGTTAGCTTTGCGCTCTTTACCGGCTTTGTCAGCGGCGGCCAATGTATCTTGATTGTACTTGTCGCCAACTGTGTCAGCGCAAGTACTACCAGCTTCAGAGTCATTACCAATCAGTGGCTTGTATTCACCTTCTGGTTTTTCTTCTTCAATTTGCTGTTCAATTGGTTCGTTACGACCAAATACTTTAAGTACTCCGTCTGCAATGTACATTAGACTTTTTAGCTCGCCTTCCAAAACTGGAGGGCTAACTGGTAAGCGTGTTACTACATCAACAATAACAATTTCGTGACCACCAAGTTGTGGAAAGTCCATTGGCACTGCTTGCAACATTAGCTTTTCTGGGCGGCCAACTTCTAGTGCATCATACTTTTTCATATGGCGCTCTAGAGACTCAAGTTGGCGATCTGACGGCTGAAAAGCCATCTTAACACGGTAGCGGTGTTCGCGCTGTAACTGATTAATATACTCTAATAGTGTGGGCATAATTAAATCCTCTCATAAGACTATTTATTATGACCAACGCTCTTTAGGATTGCTTGCACGATATCATTGCGATTTCCCATCAATCCGCCTTCTGTTGCGTCTAATACGTTACTAGAATCCGAGTTCTTTTCCTCTCGATCCATACGTGCTTTACGCAACTGCAATTCAACCATTTTTAGCTTTTTATCTATTTTGGCTGTTTTTGCATCCACTGCTGTTTTCAACAGTTGGGCGGCAACTTCAAAGATTTTGCCTGCATTTCTATCATCTACGTTAAATCCCAAATCCATCAAACGCTCGCTTTGTTCTTGCGCGGTGTTTGCTAACTTGTCTAGTTCACGCTCTGCTGTTGCCATGTCTGTTACAGTAGGCAATGCAATATCAACACGGTTTGCCATGTCAATAGTAGCGGTAGCTACATCAAGCTGTTGCTGAATTTCTTCAGAAACTTCTGGTTGTGTGTGGTCTGAAGCAGTTGCTTCCTCAATAGGTGGGAAACCAAATACTTCTTCTAATTTCTTAGTCATGCACTTACTTATGACTTACTTGCGGCGTTTGCGTGTTGGATTAGCGTTATTGTAGATGTCTTCTTCCGTTAGGATACGGAATGTTGCGCCCATGCGCTTGCACCAGATTTGTGCGGCTTGCCACTTGCACATATTAAGTGCTACAGCCATCTTTTCTTGCTGGCTACGAGCCAGTTCCATGACTGCTTGTGCTTTGGGTTTGATTTCAATGAGTTCAGCACGGTTAACTCCATTGACTTGGTACGTTACCAAAAAGTCTGGAACGTAATAGGTGTCTTTGCCTGTAAAGGGGTTTTTGTAAGGTATACGAACGCATTCGCTTGCCCAGCTTACTACACTAGGGTGGTTGTCACAGAAACGCATAAACGTTAATTCCCAACCACTGCGATACTTGGGAGTACCTTTGCCTACGTACTTCTCAGGATTCAATATAGTGTAAAATCCCTGTGAATAGTTGTTAGCCATTATAGTTCACGATTTGCTATTGGAGAAACTGCTACTGCTGTTTTCTTAGTATAACGAATTGTATCAGGTAAGGTAGTGTTAATGTGATCAAGCACAGATTGGTCTACATCTAATGTTCCCTTGCTTACTGCACGTTCGATAAGAGCTTTAAAATTTAGTCCTAGGTCAATGCTTGCTTTCCACAAGGCCATTACAATTTGTTCTGCAGGGGAACGACCAAGTCCTAAACTTAGTACCTGTTGTACCGCACGATCAAAATCAACTTGAGGTATTACTTTGTATGCCATGATTAATAGTCCGTTGGTTTGTTAGTTTTCTTAACGTACTGCTGTTCTTTGTTAGCTTGAGCACTTGTAGTTGATGGATTATTATTAACACTTTGTGGTACATATCTATCGGTCATTGATCCGTCTGCGTTACGAGTGCGTACTTGAGAACTATATCTTGGCGCTGATCGCAATGCATCTGCTTCTGCCATTTTTCTAGACGTCTCTTGCGATTGCAAACTGTTTGTTCGTGGAGGGTATTTTTCCAATCCGGCCAAGTACGCTTTCTTATATTCGGGATTCATTCCACGATCGTCTTGAACATACGCAGATTCCTTCTTAACAAATTCTTGGTTGGCAGCACTCAATGGTTTTCTACTTTGCACTGAGTCGGGTGTTTTAGGAACCGAGTCTTGTGTCTTATTGACTACTGCTGGGGTTGTTGCACCAGTGCTAGGACTTACTGTACCTGCACGGGCCAGGCGTGCAGTTTCTGCGTCAGATTGGTTATTAGCTACTAGGGCTCGCTCTCGCTTTAGTGTTTCAATGTATCGTGCGTTTGGTGGTAATGTAGGATCGCTACCTCTGCTGAATCTAGCAATTTCTTTATCGTATTCAGCAGTTGATACATATCGTGTTTTCTCAGCCGCGGGAAATGCTGTAGTGCTTGCAGGCGCAGTTTGTGTTTTATTTCTATGTCTTGCTGATTGCTTTGTCAAGTTTGGATTACCCCAAGCCGCGCCAAGCGGGCCGTTATCTTCTCCCCCGGCTTGTCTCCATTTACTTGGTCCTGTTTCAACATTAGCGTCAGCTTTGGGCGGCTTTGTAATTGGGACCGACACAACAGACGGTTTTGATGGTGGCTTAGGCAATGCTTTAATACCTGCACCTTTGTCACCTTTTCGTGGTCCCTTAAATTCAAGGCCTTTAACCCCGTCTATGTTTAAATCTTCGTAACGAAGTGTGATTGTCCAAACAACTGGATCGCTTGTCGAGTAATCTAATGTGTCGTGTTGAGCATCAACAATGAATGCATTAAGCAATGTATAGACTTTATCGTCTCCTTCGCCACTTAAATTTTTCATTGTAATTTTTACTGTCAATGGTAATATACCATTCTTCTTAGTAACGTCTGGTGAATCAAATTGCCCTTTAACAAACTCCCAAATCAAACTTTCAGCAACATCATTGGTTTGATCATAAAACGTCATAGTAATAGGTTCATAGTTCATTTTAGTCTGGACTATGGTCTTATGATTGTAAACGTTTACTACTTGTGTTTCAACTGAGAAGCGTGGAAGCTCACAAGTCTTTGCAACAAGTGGGCCAGTAGACTGTAGGCCTTTTGCTTCGCCGCCTTCGCCCAGTGACAATTCAACTTCCCAAGCAAATTTTAAGTATGGGAATCCGTCACCCAGCGGGCCAGAATTGACCTGCTTGTCGTTAAGTAAAAGTTTTGTTGCTAAATTTGTAAACGCCATTGTATTCAATGGAAAAGGGTTATTTCTAACCCTTTTCTTTCTCCTTAGTAAGGGCAAGCATTTCTGCTTACACTTACTTATCACTTATAGTTAAAGCGGACTATTACTCCGGTGACTCACCAGCCGAGCTTGAATCGAGACCGTTATCGCCTAAACCGCCTTCTAGGGCATCAGTACCACCAATATTGTGGTTAGCGTTATCGTACTTGATTGTAATAGAGATTTGTAGCGGATCGCTTGTTGCATAGTTGTTCTCACCGTAGTTTACGTTAGAGATATAGCAACCAGCCAACTGCCATGCATCTAAAACTTCGCCTGGTTGACCACCATCTAAGTTTTCAATAGCCATACCAAACTTGTAGCCGCCGCCTGCGCGAACGCTGGCTTGGTTAGCATGGTCAACTTGCTTTTGCATTTGTGATGCAATAGCTCGTGCTACATTGCCTGTAACGTCATCACGTACTGTTAGTGTGATATCGTCCCAGTTGTGTTTGCCTGCTAACTTAATACGTGAATTGTAAACATCTACAACTACGTCATCGTGTGTTAGGCTTGGACGACTTACACTTACAACTTGACTTGTTAGCTCTAAGTTTTGCAAAGGGTCGCTGTCTGAGCCAAATCCGTTTAATCTAACGCGGAAGCGATATGATAGCTTAGGTTGTACTAGAACCGCGCCTTCATTGCCTCCTGGTACGTTAAATTTGTCTAATTGAACTGCCATTTTATGTGTCTCCTGTTAGTGTTATTTAGCGTGTACCATTGGCAATCGCGCCAGTGTTTACAACACGAACTGGAATATAGATAAACTCAGCTGCCTTAACTGGCTCAATTGCCACGTCAATGTACAACTCGTTTCTATCAATTCGAGCAGGAGTGTTGTTTGTATCATCACAAACTACTAAGAAGTCGTATACCGCACGTTTAGAGTACATGTCGGCTAAGAATGCGTTAAACACACTCAAAATACGATTACGTGTACGCTGGTCGTTTGGTTCAAAGATGAACGGACGAGCAATAACTTCAAAACGTTCACGCAAGTAAGCCAACAAGCGACCTACGTTTACGCGGTCAAGTGCAGAGTTGCTTGGATACAATGTCTTTTGACCCCAGATATATAAACCTTGGCCTGGGAAGTTAACCAATGGGTTAACATTCTTTTCGTACAATGCATCACGTGAACCTTGATTCAACGCAACTGGAACGAATTCGTTTTCTGCATTAACTGTACCTAAGTTACTGATACCACTTAGAGCACCGCGGACTAAACCAGCTGGAGCAAACCATGGATAAGCAATTTGGTCGTTATAAGCAATGCCACGTAGAACTGAGTGACTTGCTGGAACTGCAACATCGTTACCGTCTAAGTCTGTCGATAAACCACTTGGGTAGTAAATAGCGGCACTGCCCGAACGTGTTACTAGGCCATCTGCACCGTTAGTGCCGGCGTTAGTACCTAAAGACCAGTTAACAACATCAGTAATCTTGTTGCTTAACTTTAACGGAGTGTCAGCAATAACGAACGCTGTTTCTTTACGATCTAAGTTCAATGTAACCATTTCGTCGATACATTCAACATAACCTGGAGTAGCAATAATGTTGAACACTAGTGTTTCTGCACGTAGTTCATCACTGCTTGTTAGTGCGGCTTGTAAACGCTTTACAACAACACGGCGTTGTGCTTTGTCGAACATGTATGGGGAACCTGCTTTAGGACCGCTATCAACGTTACCAGATTCCGACTGCCAGAATCCTTCTGTTGCATTCCATGCTTTTACGTTACCAGAGCTTACTGCGCTGTTCCATAACAACATACCTTCTGGATAGTAAGCTGGGTTAGGAGCTTGGTCATCCATTGGGTTAGCGCCATTGGCAACACCGCTTGTGTCACCTGCTTCAGCTGTTAAGTCTGCAAACAATACACCATCTTGTGTTGTTTGGTCTGCATTGTCCTTAGCAACCCATTCGCTACCGTTCCATACTTTCAAGAATGGATAGTTAGCCATGTCATTAGTATCAACCCATACGTCACCAAAACTTGGGTTAGTAGGTGCAATGGTGTTTACATCAATTTGAGAAGCTGCCTTCCAAATTGGTGTATCATCAACTGTTGTCTTAACATAAACGTCAACCATTGTGCCTGCGTCATACCATAACTTACCGTCTGGTAATGCGCCTGTTGGGGCTGTATCAGATGCACTTACTGCTGGAGTTGCCCAAGCAGAGCCGTTATAACGTTTGATTTCAAATTTAGCTTCGTTCGTAGTTGCAAATTGGAGATAAATGCTGTTTGTTACTAACTTTGTACCAAATTCTGTTGTAGCTGTAGCGTTATCAACATAACCAACCAATTGGTCAACATTGCCAGCGCCAATTGTTTGTGCTGTCCAGCTTTCAGTAGAAGCATTGTACTTTTTAACTTTTAAAGACAAGCCAGAATTTGGACTTGTTGTCTTAAACCATACTGCGCCAACTGTTGGAGTTGGGACTTGGTAGTGTGGTCCAACTGTTACTGTTGTGCTTAGGTTGCCAGAAGTAACTGCGGCCCATACTGCGCCACCTTCTACGCCTTCTACTTTTTTGTAGAAAGTTTTTACTGCACTTGTTGCATCTAATGCATAGTCGCCTAAGGCTCCTTCGCCGGCGCCTGGAACGCCGTCAGATACTAACACTGACTTAGCTACCCATGCAGAGCCGTTACCTTCAAACAAGCCCCATGTGCTTGCACTTGTATCTAACCAGTATTGGCCGTTTGTTGCTGGGCCAGTTGGAGCTTCTGCTTGTGGCTCTAATTCTTCCATGTTGAGGTCAGCACGTACTAGAACAGCACGGTTAGCAATACCTAGGTAGTAATAAGCGGCAAGCAAGCCGTATTCGTTTAATTCGTGACCATGTACAGGTGTACCGTCAACGATAGTGAACTTTGGTTCACCGTATAATTGTACCAACTCTCGTTGGCTTGTAACAATAAGTGGTTTCTTAGCGAAAGGTGCAGTAGTGTATTGTGCAACTGAACCATCTGGTGATGTTTTATTAGAACGTGTTGCTAAGACAATAACTGGAACTGTACCAGTGCCTGCAGATGCGTATGCGCTTTCGTCAATAATTGAAACGCTTACGCCTGGGGAACTTAATTGAGCCATTTGTGTATCTCCGTAATCTAAGGGATCATACCCTTTACGAAGATATTTAGCGCAAAGTGCTAAATTTGGCCCTATTTACCGGAAAATGCTATTTTACAATTTACTGGACAATCGTTGCTATACGTTTGTATAGATCATCAACAGTGCCATTGTTATCTAGTATATAGTCAAAATTGGTTCCAACCCATGCTGTTTCGCTGGCATGAATCTTTTCATTGGCTAGCCAATTTGCCGCTGACTCTACACCTTTGTTTGCTTGTACTGCAATGTCAACCCAATGTGGCTGAATTCCGCGTTCGACACATACAACAATACCGCCTGCATTTTTGATTGCTTTAATTTCATTAGGGAAACGGCAGTCACTGATAACAATACTGTCTTTGCTATTACGCAACCGTGCTTCTAAGGAAGCAATCCAAATGTCATCGTGGAAGCTACGACGACAAACTTCTGTGCCCCAAAGCTGTAGCACCAGACGTGGAGTAAGCTCGGGCATTTTTAAACGCTCTGCCCACCATGGATCAACTTGTTCACGCCATTCGCGGGCTTGTTTTGTACGCCCTTCAAGCAATTCTCGGTCCCAGCCAAATACGGCTGCAACTGCATCTTTGAGGGTAGCGGCAAATGAGTCTCGTCGAAACTCATGGAACTTAACCAGGTAATCTGCGGCGGTGTCCTTGCCGCTGCCGATGAGTCCGCAGATTCCAATAATTTGTTTATTCATGTGTTATACTAACATAACTGCACGACAAAATCAACAGTTTTACTTTTCGTATTTTACCATAAAGTCAGAACAGGTTCTAAACATTTGTGGAACTAGGTTTTTCTCTTTATCAATTAGTCTATGCAGGTCTGCAAATTCCTCTGCATAGTTTACTGCTCGTAATGCGTTTAGCACCAATTCAACACAACTGACATGAGTGTCATCAGACAGATCAAACAAGTCATCGTAAGGCTTGCCCTGTTGCTTTAACAAGGCATCAATGATCTTGGTCCATTCTGCGTTGTCAATGTTGTTTGGTGTCAGCAAGCATACAGTGTCGCACTCAAACACTTGATCAAAAGTGGAATAATGTACGCCTACACCTGTTGCTTCAACAAACTTAAAGCTGGCAGTGTCTGTAGGATCAGTAATGTTGTCGCAGTTCATTAGTGCATGGCTGTAGTTAGCCCATACTCCTGTTTTAACCCATGACAAGAATGAAACTACAATGCTACTTAGATGATGCTTGTCTCCGGTTAGAATAATATAATAACCGCTAGCCAACAAGCGGGCAAGCTCATCTCGATCAGTTACCGTAATATATGTTTTCTTGCTCCAGGAGATTTTTCCCGGAAGCATTGCAATCCAATGATATATTTTATAAAGTAGTGTAGAATATTTTGACATTATCCAAAAATAAACCCTAGTGGAGTACCACCGTCAGCAAATGTTTTTAAGTCGTCATCTAACTTTTCAAGTTCGGCTTGTGCCTGTGAAATTAAGTCGTTACCGTTTAATGTAACACCACCCTGCGGGCCAGCTAGCTGTGCAAATTTAGAACGTGCTTGACCAAGCATCATCTTTGCTTGTGCTGTTGCATAATCTCTAATCCAAGGACCCGAACTAGTGTCGGCTAACAATGCTTCATCTGGACGATAGTTATAAGTGTGTAGCAATACTGATTCTTCACCTTTGATGTTGCGGTGTAGATTAATTTGCTTACTTGTTTGGCTCCATGTAAATGTAACATTGGCACCAAACATACGTCCCAATAACTCGCGCTGTCCCATGTACAATTCAAACGATAGTAGTCCTTGACCACGTGCGGCATTAAGCATATACATGTTTAAGTACGCGGCTTCAAATGGTTCAAACGTTGTACTTGTTGTACCTACTCCACCTGCGCTTGCACGGTAAACAACCTTAACGTCAATGACTTCATCTGGGAGAGTGTATGAGCTATTGCCTTCTGTTAAGTTTAGTAGCATGAAGCTTTCTTCTACTGCTCTACTTGAACGTTGGCGATATTTGCCAACGGCTTTATCAATAGCTAGGTCGTAGTGTTCTTTGTCTAATTCGACATCTACTAAGCCGCCGCCAAGCATTAGCTCAATGTTTTTTGCGGCTTTAGAACGTTGTGTTGTGTTGTTTTGCATGTGCAGTCTCCAGTATTATTTACCGAAGACTGCACTGCTAGTCCTTACTTGATTGCGCGAAGCAGGATTGTTTCTGGACTAATTCGTCCTTTTAGCTTGGTCTCAACACTTTTAATAGTATCCATAAACTTACGAAGCCCGGGCTTACCTTGCGTTTTAAACTCAGCTAGCTTTTCTGCAGGCTTGCGTAGTGTCTTGCAGGTACTCTTAAGTTCGTCAAAACCAACAATAGCAGAACCTTTAACACCAAGTGTGCTAATAGCCATATCCCCGTGTGTAGATACTACGAAGCGGCCCAACTTGCGTGTCTTAGTATTGTAAGTCCACAGCTCGCTCATGCCCAAAATCTCAGTTGGGTTAATACTCTTAAGTCCAAGTTCAGCAAACTCCTTAAGATACTTGAGACTTTTAACTTGACGCTCAGGGGGGACTGGCTTGCGCTTGGGTTTGGCACGAGTAGCAATCTTGCTTGTCTTATATGCCATAGCATCGTTAATAATGCTTTCATACATTTTAATGTATGCCTTAACTTCACGCTTGCCTAGATGCTTGTATGCTTCCATCAACTGACCATCTTTGCCTTCAAGCAATTCATTCATTTCGTTGATGCGTGGTTGAATTAGATCCACAATCTTTGACGAGTATTGTACTGCAATATTTGCCACTGACAGCAAGTGGAATACCTTAGGGTCCTTGCCATCTGTAATAAAGTCGTCAATTGCTCCTTCGATATCACCCATTGTTTCGCTAAACTTTTCGGCCAGACGATCTTGGATAGTTTCTTTCTTTACAACAGGAACATCTTTTTCTGCTTCAACTTCGTCAGCATCATCTTTGCCTGCTTTTACAGACTTTTCAATTTCAGCTTTTAACCAAGCGGCAGTATCTCGTCCTTGATTAAATCCAGGGTGTACTGCGGGCATGCCTCGTACCAAGCATGCGGCAACACCGCAAAGTGTAGAAGAAACACGAGTGTCTTTTAGTTTACGGAATTCTGCGATAGCATCTTTCTTATACCCTGCAGATTCCATCCACTCTGCTACTTTTGGACGCAACTCTTTGGTGCTACTTTCCAGTCGGTAGTACTCCATAGCACGACGGAAGTGTCGTGTAAATTGCTCGCCATCGAACTCTACGGCACCTTCCCAACTTGGGCTAAAGTCCTTAACTCCGCGGCCGCGTTGGGCATTTACTTGTTTAGCAGTGACCCGTGTTTTCTTGACAGGTGCCGCTTTTTTCTTGGTTGCAGTAGCCATTTCTTACTCCGTTTAGTGTCGCAATGATGTTATTATAACTTATCAGTGAACTCCTGTCAACCGGTAAATAACACTAAGAAACAGGTCCTTTTTGGTCCTGCAGGGAAAACATGCCTAAATTATCACTTTGGAAAAACGCTAAAACGCAAGATTACCACTATCAGGACCGCTTGATCCGCGAAGCTGTGGGTGCAGGCGGCACCTCTATACTGATCCACAAATATCTTGGACCAGCGGCTGTTGAAGATGGTTCTGATCCTGCCAAGCCAAACTTGGCTGAAAAGGGTGAGATCAACGAAATGGATATCCAGGACATTTTGTTCATGGAAAACCGCGATCGTGTGTACGATACAACTGTTTATGAACTTCGTGGAACTTATAATGTAAGCGATCAAGACTTTGATTTGAGTCAGTTTGGTTTATTCTTAAATGCCGACACCTTGTTTATCACCTTCCACACCAACGAAATGGTAGAACGATTGGGCCGCAAACTAATGGCCGGCGATGTGCTTGAATTGCCTCACTTGAATGACGACTTGTTGTTAGATGCCAACGCAAAAAGCATTAACAAATTTTATGCTGTTCAGGATGCCGCACGTTCAGCAGAAGGTTTTGGTCCAACCTGGTGGCCACACTTGTGGCGTATCAAAGCCGCACCTATTAACGATGCACAAGAGTATCGTAGCTTGCTGGGCGATCCTGAAGATGAAGATAGTTTGAAAAATGCGTTGAGTACGTACAACAAAGAAATTGCAATTTCAAATGCCATTGTTGCGTCTGCTGAAGTTATTACACCAGCCGCTGGTTATAAGAATACAGAGTTTACTGAATCAACTTATGCTCCAGTTATCAATGGATTTGACGGATCTGGCGAGTCGAGCCTAGCTGTTAACTCTTCCGAAAACGTAGCAGTTGGCGGTGATACTACCCACATCAATTCTGGATTGTCATTCCCTATTGATCCGTCACAAGGTGATTTGTTTGTTAGAAATGATTTCCAACCACAACGACTATTTGTGTATCGTGGCAACAAGTGGCATAGACTTGCCGACAACTCAGCTTCAACTGGTTGGGCAACATCTGCAACTAATGCAGGACCGTTTATCAATAATTCAGCAACTACAACAAATAACGCTGGTGAAACTATTCCACAACGTCAAGCACTAAGTGGTGTATTTGTTAAACCTAAGGCAGACAATTAATGGCACAACAATATTTTTATGACCACCAAATAAGACGTTGGTTACTACAATTCATGAGACTGTTCGGAGGCTTTAGTGTAAAGATGGGCAAGGATGCGACTGGTGCAGATAACTATCATCAAGTGCCTGTGCGCTATGGCGATACAACTCGTATGAGCCAACACATACTTCGCTCTAACAGTGAAAACACTATTCTAAGTGTTCCTGCTATTAGCTGTTACATCGCCGAGCTTGTTCCAAATGCTGAACGCCGTATGACTCCTTCGTTTGAAGATAGCGTACAAATTTACGAAAAGAAATATGATCCAGTAGGACAAACATTTGAAGATGCTGTCGCTGAAACTTACACATTAGAGCGTCACGCACCTATCCCGTTTGACTTGACAATCAACGTTGATGTGTGGACTAGTAATACAGAACAAAAGCTACAACTACTTGAACAGATTCTATTATTGTTTAACCCAAGTGTAAACTTACAAAGCAGTCAAAACCCATACGACTGGACAAGTTTAGCAGTAGTTGAACTAATTAACGTTACATGGACTGCACGTAGTATTCCACAGGGCACTGATGATATCATTGATGTTGCAAGTTTAATCTTCTCGTTGCCTATCTTCTTGACACCACCTGCTAAAGTTAAGCGTCAGGTCCTTATCCACAGTATCTTAAACAATATCACTGGTGACTATCAGTTTATTGACGACATTACAATTGGTCTTAATAACAAGCCTATTTCATCGCGACAGTGGATTACATTCAAGGATAGACACATCCGTGTTACTAACGATTCAATACAATTGCTGACTAATAGAAACACTACAACTGACACAGAAAATGTTGTACCAGCAACACTACGCTGGAACGAACACTTTCAAAACTATGGTGGGTTTAAAAATGGTATCACTGAAATTAGATTAAAACTTGGAAGTGCAATAGACCCGCACGAAGTAATTTTAAGAATCACTGAGAATACCGAAAACGAAAACTTATTGTTCTATACGGTGGATACTTCGACACTTCCTAACGATACTATCTCTATGATCAATGGTGTAGTGGATCCAACACGAAGTGCTCCAGGTAATGGCAACATTCCGCCTGTGCAAGCTGGCCAGCGTTACTTACTAACTGAATCTGTTCCGCAAACAGGATTATGGGGTACAGTGATTGCAGATGCCAATGACATTATCGAATACAACGGAAGCAACTGGATTGTTAGCTTTGATGCAAGTGCAGTCAATGCACCTGCTTATACTACCAACGCAAACACCATGGTCAAGTTGTACTACACTGGCACTGAATGGGTAGTAGCTATTGAGGGAATATTCGAACAAGGCTACTGGCGCATTGTCAACTAAATATTTTTATGAGAGCTGTTGGCGCATTAATCGTTAGTAAGAAAACAGGGAGAGCTATGATGCAACTTCGTAGCCCTTCTGAAACGCATAGCATGTGCTGGGGCTTATGGGGTGGCAAGTTAGATGGCAATGAAGGCGACCTCGAAGGACTAAAGCGAGAGTTGTGTGAGGAGCTTGGTTATCCAGGCGTTCCAAATACTATTGCAATGAGTCACGTGTATACTTTTACAACTCGAGACAAACGCTTTCGCCATGTTAGCTATTTGATATTGTGCGAAGAAGAATTCGTCCCTACAGTAGACGAAGAAAGTGCTGGCTACTGTTGGGTTAACTTGTGGGAATGGCCGCAACCGCTACATCGTAATACTGCAAAAATGTTTAACAGTAGGGGCTTTCGAGAAGCATTAGAAGGTTTATTGGATGGCGTTAAGAGTAATTAAAAATACTTTGCGCCAGCCAGAAATATATACAGGGCCGCATCGACAAATTGATGTAGAGCAATGTTGGCAAAGTCACTTAAACAATCCGCTGTTAAATAAGCTATATAAAGATTCTGTATGTTACACAGAACGTTGGTACTTAGAAACTCGTCGACTTATAAACGAAGAACTATGGTATCATCCGTTATTGACTAGCTTATTGTTAGACGAAAAACTAAAACTTGATTTGATAAAAAGTACTATCGTTGATGCTGTTAACATGCGAAGTATCTTAAACGATCAACGTTATCCAGAGTTTCAGTTGTCAGCTGGTGTTAACTTAAAAAAGCTCACTCGCTGGTGTGCATTTTTTGTTAGCTTGCCCGATTCACATGAAACTCTTGTTGCCCTAAATGGCCAATCTCCCGACTAAGATCCAAGTCACACCAAATCTTGATTTCATTGTGATCAAGTAAATCACAAAATCCCATATCTTCACCATGCCATGTTGAACTTGGTGCATGCCACTTTAGCGGAAAGTGCGGGCTTGGCATTTCATCTGCAATAGATGCTCGCATTAACAAGCAACCAAATCCAGTGTAACGTACTTGAGTCAACCCGTGTCCTGTAGTGTCAACTGGCTCTACTGGTTCTATAGAATGAAATGCAGTTGGATGGAAAGGCGGTACACGTTTTGAATATGTTGCACATACCACTTTCTTTTTGTGCTCTAATAGTCTAACAATGACATCTTCAGGGAATGTCATGTCGCTGTCAAGCCACATGACGTGTTCTGCATTGTATTTGTCAACTGCAAGATTAAGCAACACTTGTCGTTGGTTGCTTAGTACTGTGCCAGCATCCATTTCAAGTATTACAGGAATACCTTGTTGTTCTGTGTATTTGATAGCTTGAACCAAACAGTAGGTAAACTTTGCATGTACCATTCCGTTAGTGGGAACACAGACCACAACCTGCTCACTTAGAACAGGTTGATGGTCAAACACACTACGAGCCGACTTGCCGAACATTACTCTTCAGAATCGTCAACGTTGGCCAAATTGGCTTTGCGTTCTGCTAGTCGTGTTGTCTTGTTAATAACGTTCAAGAAGGTTTGGCAACGGCTAATAGTTTGCTCATACAACTCTGCTGGCAACTTTAACATTTGCGCCATATTTTCAGTTGTAACATTCTGGGTCAATGCTTCGACTGCGGCTTTGCGTGCAAGCTCTTCGACCCAGAATTGTGGTTCTGCTTCTTCAACTGCTGTAGCAATGTCTGTACCAATTTCAGCTTGTAATTCTGCAATGCGTCCGTTGATAATGTTCATCTCATTGAGAATAATTTGTTTTTGCCAATCGGTTGTTGCTTTTTCTAATTCGCTGTTTAAGAATTCCATCTCTTGGCAAAGAGAAACTAACAAGCGCGGTCCGCTTGCTACGCTATATACAAAATTTTCTCTTTCAAAATTTGTACGGAATGGGACTTGTTTTAATACTGCTCGTGTATTGTTTAGGATTTCGTTTTGAGTTAGTGGCATGAAAGCTCCTTCTATGTTCTACTATGTATCATTTTAATTTTAGAAATTTTAGCCAAAAAGAAAGGGTGTTGCCACCCTTTCTTTACGCATAACACTATTAGATGTTATATGGTGTTGTACGGCCACCAAAGCGACTACTTAAACTAACAGAGCCAGAACCGATACCTAAGTATCCGCCTAACGTACCACGTAGCGATACGTTAGAACCTGTTGTGTTAGAGTAACCTCGTTTGACGTTACCAAACGTAATTGCTGATCCAGTTGCTGGAAGAATTGCCATTTTATTTGCCTCCTCTAGTCAATGGATTAGTGTAAAGTCTTCTTTACAAGCGCCTGTAGTTCCTCGATTTGTGCTTGTTGTTCTTTAACAGCGTTAACTAGAACAGAAACAACTTTGTCATAACGAATAGTCTTGTAACCTGCAATAGCAGATTGTGTAACCAATTCTGGTAGTACTGCTTCAACTTCGTCAGCCATTAGACCAATTTGATCCATGTGCTTTGGAAGACCTAAAGACTCGGCTAATTCGCTAGAGTCGTATGTGTAACCGTTGATTGCCATAACTTTGTTTAAAGCGCCGTCGATCTTAGATACGTTTGTTTTCAAGCGTGAGTCAGAGTAGTAAGCTGTAATTTCACCAGTTGCTGTGATAGAACCTTGAACTGCGATTGAACCAGTAAATGTACCACCGCCAAATGGGTTGCCAGAAGGACCTGTTGGACCAGTGGCGCCTGTTGGACCTGTTGGACCAGCAACGCCTTGTGGGCCTTGAGCACCTGTAGGACCTGTAGGACCTGTTGGACCTGTTGGACCAGCTACCGTAGAAGCCGCACCTGTTGGACCTGTAGGACCTGTTGGGCCTGTTGCACCTTGTGGACCTGTTGGACCTGTTGGGCCAGCAACACCAACACTCCATGTGCCGTCACCGCGCCAGAATGTACTTGCGCTTGCGTTTGTACCACTGTTTAACTTGCTTACTGGTAGGTTACCAGCAATACCACTGTGGGTCAAGCCACTAATAGCACTTGACAATTCTGTGTCAGTTGCCATTGCATCTTGAATTTCTTTCAATGTGTCAAAGGCTGCACCAGCACCGTTTGTAACTGCGGCAATAGCGGCTGCTTGAGCGGCATTAGCCTTAGAAGTTGCATCAGTTGCGGCTGCGGCAATAGCGGCTGCTTGAGCGGCATTGGCCTTAGAGCTTGCATCAGTTGCGGCGGCTGTGATAGCGGCTGATTGAGCGGCATTTGCTTTAGTTGTTGCATCAGTTGCGGCTGCGGCAATTGCTTCAGACTTAGCTGTTGCGGCTTTAGTTGTTGCATCAGTTGCGGCTGCGGCAATTGCTTCAGACTTAGCTGTAGCAATAGCTGTAGTACGAGCAGTAGCTTCTGCGGCAACTTTTGTAGTTGCATCAGTTGCGGCGGCTGTTTGAGCATTGTTAGCTTTTGTAGTTGCATCAGTTGCGGCTGCGCTGATAGCTTGGCTCTTTGCTGTAGCAATAGCTGTATCACGAGCAGTAGCTTCAGTTGCTACAGTAGTATCAACATAACCTTTTGTACTTGCATCGCCAGAAGCAGATGGTGTACCTAAACCTGTAATCTTGTTGCTGTTCATTGCAACGGCTGCACGGACGTCAATTGCGGCGTCAAAGCGTGTTGCGGCTTTGAAACGAGCTGGATCAGAGAAAATACCGTCGAAGTTGTCATCTTCTGCGTCAGATGCGCTACCGTCAGTTGTTAATGCTTTGTTAGCAAGAATAGAAACGTTACGCTCTAAGTCAGAAATACGACGAAGACTTGATTTGCTACCAGAGAAAACGATATCGTTGTCGCCGACTGTTGTTGCTTCTACTAGAGCACCAGACTTATCGTACTTGTACTCTTTTGATTTGTCCAATGATACTTCAGCTGTAGTACCACTGTTCTTTAATTTACGTTTATTATCAGACATTTTATCTCCTTTGAGTTTACTGGCACGGAGGACAAACTAGTGTTTTCCCAAGTGCGTTGTTGCCAACGTACAGGCAGGGGATGTCAAACCCCTGCCGTTAGCCAGTTAAATTATGCGAACTTTAAACCAGTTACTTCAATTTCGTCATCTGTAGATAACACACCAGCAACAACTGTCACTGTAGAACCGCTTACGCTAAATTCTGTTGGGCGTAACAATGTACGGTTTACATAAACATTGTAGTGTTTAGCAGTAGCTAAATCAGCAAATGTAAACGCAACTGTACCTGTTGCATTAGTTGTGGCTTGTGCAGAAGTTACAGATTGGAAAGCACTGTGGAAGTTTGTTAAACCGCTGCCAACACGAGTTGCTACGCGAGCATCTGTGTAGTATAGGTTTGTAGAACCTTCTGTGATTTCGTCTGTATTATCTTTGCCGGCAACTGCGGCTGCAATGGCTGCGGCACGAGCAGTAGCTTCGGCAGCAACTTTAGCTGTTGCATCGGCTGCGGCTGTAGCTTCGGCAGCTACTTGAGCGGCGTTGGCTTTTGTAGTTGCATCAGTTGCGGCTGCGGCAATAGCGGCTGCTTGAGCGGCATTTGCTTTAGTTGTTGCATCAGATGCGGCTGTAGCAATAGCGGCTGTTACAGATGTAGCTGTGGCTGCACCAGAAATGTCAGCAACACCTAAAGTGATAGAACCACCTAAGGCTGCAACTGCACCGTTAACAGTAATGCTGTTGTTTGTCAATGAGCTATTAGGGATAGAACCTAAGCTGATTAGACCACTTGCGCTGTTGTAGCTTACACCACTTGAGCTGTTTGAGCTTAATGCGGCACGAGCACGAGTGTTTGAGAAGTACAAGTTTGCTGTACCTTCAGACAATGTATCTGTGCTTGTTGCAATTTGTGTGTAAACAGAACCGTCGTTAGTGAATGTCCACTTTTGTAAACCTTCGTTCCAACGCAATTGCACGTTTGCTTCGTCACCGCGTTCAACTTCGATACCAGCGTTTTGTGTTGGTGTACCAGTTGCATCACTGTTCAATGTAACAATGTTGTCAGCCAAGCTGATTGTGTTAGAGTTAACACTTGTTGTTGTACCTTGAACTGTCATGTTACCAGCGATAACTACGCCAGTTGCTGTAACTGTCAATGCTGTAGAACCGTCAACTGTAACTGTTACTGTACCAGTGCCGTTGTCAACAACTGCAATGTTTGAGTTACCACTGCTAATAGTGCTTGTGCTGATAGCAGAAATGCTTGAATCAACATAGCTCTTTGTTGCCGCGTCAGAACCGGCTGTAGGAATACCTAAACCAATTACCTTGTTGCCGTTTAATTCAACGTCATCACCGAATTGAACTTTGATACCGTCGCTAGAAGTGATACGCTTGCCGGCTGCAATTTGCATTGTACCGTCAATATTAACACCTGTTGTGCTTGAACCAAATTGTAACAAACCTGTACCAGTTGTAGTGATACGCATGTTCTGATCTAAGTCAGCTGTGAATGTCATTGTACCGCTAGTTTCTGTTAAAACTTGCTTACCGTTAACATACAAAGAACCTGGACCAACGAACATGTGACGGAAAGGATTCTCTGCCGAACCTAAGTCATATGTGTTTGCCAAACTTGGGATGATGTGACGTACTGTCAAGTCACCTGTTAATGTAGCACCTGCGAAGCTTGGTGTACCTGTTGTTGACAAGTTTTGAGTTGTGCTAATAACACCTGTACCGCTGTTATAGCTGATGCCTGTACCTGCGCTTAATGCGCTACGAGCACGGGCTGTTGTGAAATATTGATTAGAACTTTCTGCAACGTCTGATGTTGATAATACAACATCACCTGTTTGTGTGTTTACGCTTGTAACACCACCGATTTCAACAACTGCCGGTACGCCGTTGTCTTTCTTGATAAAGATTTTACCATCATGTGTGTTGATAGCTAATTCGCCTAGAGCTAGCTGGGCTGTCGTTGGAACTTTGCCCGCAGTAGAACTACGCTTTAAAATGATTTGATTGGCCATTTTGAGTATATACTCCCTATTGGATGTTTAGCAGGGTGATCGGATCCTGCCTTCCAGAAGTATTTAGCTTATTCGTCTAGTACTGAATGTATATGCTTTAAAATTCGCCGCCATCTAAATCAATGTTTACGGCTGTTATAGATGTGATTTGCCCAGATTCATCTAGTGTGATCACGTTGGTTTTGGCTGCAGAACCATGTGTGCCCGAATGATCAAAGTTTCCGATGCGGTTTTCTCGATAGAATGTTAGTCCGGTTGTACCTAATGTAATCACACCCGGTGTTGTTAGTGTCCAAAATGTCTGGGCATGATCGGTACCTTCTTCAACGTACACTCTCATACCACCCGAAACTTCGTATAAGGAGTCAGCGTCTGGTGCCCTGGTTAGTTTACCTGTAACCGAATTCCAAATGTATATGCCATTCTGAGTAGAATTGGTTTGGCCAGCTAATAGCACACGGTCGCGGTGGACTAATGTAATATTATCGATTACCCAGATACTTCCTAGCAATGGAACGTGAGTCCGTGCAACTACCCTGACACTGTCCTTACTGTCTGACGCATGACTTACGAATTCTTTTCCGCGAAAAATTGGCATTTTGAACCTGATTCAACACAAATAACTGTGTTTTGTATAGGTTATTTATGCTTGCGGCTAAATGGAAAGGGTGCATTTCTGCACCCTTTCTCTTACTTTACCTTAAATTACTTTAAGATTAGTATGTACCACCATCGATATCACTGTTCTGGTTCAAGATACCACCAGCAGTCAATGTAACTGTTGGAGTTAAACGAACCATAATGAAGTCGTTAGCTTCCGGAGCAGTATCAAACACGATACTTGTTACACCGTCGACTGTGTCTAATGTGTAAGAGTATGTTGGGGCTTGTACCAAACCGTTAATAAACACTTGTGTGTTTTGGATAGAACTAATTTCAGCTTCGGTACTGAAACTTACTGTTGTACCGTCACCTGTGTAGTTCTTTGTTACTACTGTTGTTGTAACGTTCTGTGGAACAAACTTCTGTAGAGTAGAACTCCAAACTAGTGTGTAACCATCAGACATTGCGGCAGAGTCAACGTCTGCAAGATCAAATACGCTTGCGTTAGCAATACGTGCATCAACCTTAGTTGCTGTGTAGTACTCGTTTACTGAACCTTCAGCAATTGCATCTGTTGTCGGAGTAACAAATGTAAACACACCGGTACCAGCGTTGTAGCTTAAGATATCAATGTTGTCGCTTGCTAACGATACTGCACCACGTGCTTGAGCATTAGTGAAGTACTTGTTGGTTGCAGTAGAATCAGAAATATTGTCAGTTGTTAAAGTAACAACGCCATCTAAGCCGTTAACACTTTGAACAGCAGCCAATGTGCTGATAACACCAGTTGAACTGTTGTACTGGATGTTTGCACCACCACTGATAGAAGCCTTAGCACGGCCTTCAGTGAAGAACAAGTTGATAGCACCGCTTAGTTCAGCAATGTTATCTGTGTTCAAGTTGTCGATACGACCACCTAATGCAACTTCGGCGGCAGTAGCACGAGTTACTTCAGTGTCAACGTTGGCTTGAACAGCAATGTCACCTGCAACACGAGCGGCTGCTTCGATAACGTCAGCGGCAGCATTAGCTTCTTCGGCGGCAGTTGCACGAGCTGTTTCTGCGGCAATAGCGGCAGCGTTGGCAGCATCGCCAGCGGCACGTGTTGTTGCTTCGGCAGTTACGCTGGCAGCAATAACGCCTTCGGCGGCAGTTGCGCGAGCAACTTCAGCAGTTACGCTAGCAGTGATTGTTGTATCAGCAGATTCGCGAGCACTAATTTCATTGCTGATATTAGTTGCATTTGCGGCCTCGGCAGCAGTAGCACGAGCAACTTCAGCGGCTAACGCTGTTGCGGCTGCATTATCGGCAGCTAGACGTGTAGCGGCTTCGTTAGCCAATGCAGTTGCACTTGCACTTGCCAAGTCGCTAATAGCTTGAGTCAAGCTAGAGTCAGCGGCATTGTAAGCATCAATGATTTCTGTTAAAGAGTCCAAAGCGGCTGGATCAATGTTGCTTAGAACATTGTCAATGCGTGTGTTTAATGCTGTATCAGCAGATTCACGAGCACTTGTTTCTGCACTTAAGGCAGCAATACGTGCTGTTTCTTCAGCAATGATAGCGGCAGCGTTTGCTTGCTCGGCAGCAGTAGCGCGAGTTACTTCGGCGGCCAATGCAGTTGCGGCAGCAACGTCGGCGGCAGAGCGTGTAGCGGCTTCAGCAGTAATAGCGGCAGCATTTGCTGTTTCGGCAGCAGTAGCGCGAGTTACTTCGGCAGCTAAGTCAGCTGTCAATGTAGCTTCGGCAGCAGTAGCACGAGTTACTTCAGCTGTAATAGCTGTAGCGTTTGCTGTTTCGGCAGCAGTAGCACGAGTTACTTCAGCAGCCAAGTCAGCTGTCAATGTAGCTTCTGCGGCGCGAGCTGTTGTAGCTTCAGCTGTGATAGCTGTGGCGTTGGCAGAGTCACCAGCAATACGTGCTGTTTCTTCGGCAGTAATAGCGGCGTCTAAGGCAGCTTCGGCAGCAGTAGCACGAGTTACTTCGGCAGTAATAGCATTTGCATTTGTTGCATCACCAGCAATACGTGCTGTTTCTTCAGCATCAATATTTGCTTGCAATGTAGCTTCTGCGGCAGTGTGGTGTGCATGCTCTTCAGCAATGTCAGCAGCCAATGCGGCTTCGGCAGCAGTTGCACGAGTTACTTCGGCAGTAATGTCAGCATCTAAGGCAGCTTCGGCAGCAGTAGCACGAGTTACTTCGGCAGCTAAGTTAGCGGCAGCAGTATTTGCCAATGTAGTAATAGCACCATTGATGTCGTTGTCAGCACCTTGGAATGCGGCAACAATTTCTGTCAAGCTATCTAATGCGGCTGCATCAGTGTTGCTTAAAATGTCATCAATACGAGCGTTTATTAAAACGTCGGCAGCAATATAAGCATCAGCGTTAGCATCAATGTTTGCTTGCAATACAGCTTCGGCAGCTTCGGCACGAGCAACTTCGGCAGCTAAGTCGTTTGTCAATGTTGTGTCAGCGGCAGCACGGGCTACAGCTTCAGCACCAACGGCAGCGGTACGAGCACTTGCTTCGGCAGCATCGCCTGCAATGCGGTCAGCAATTTCGGCAGCAATGGCAGTTGCGTTTGTTGTTTCAGCCGCAGTAGCACGAGCTGTTTCAGCAGTGATAGCAGTTGCGTTTGCTGTTTCGGCAGCAGTTGCACGAACAACTTCAGCGGCCAAGTCAGCAGTTAATACGCTTTCGGCAGCCGTAGCACGAGTTACTTCGTTAGAAATAGCAGTTGCATTTGCTTGTTCAGCGGCAGTTGCGCGAGCAACTTCGTTGGATACAGAAGTTGTTAATACAGCTTCAGCGGCAATTGCGCGAGTTTCTTCAGCAGAGATAGCGGCAGCATTAGCGATATCACCGGCTTCGCGTAAACCGGCTTCAGTTGTTACGCTGGCGGCAATAACGCCGTCGGCTGCAATACGTGCTGTTTCTTCGGCAGCAATATCAGTAGCCAATACACCTTCGGCAGCAGTAGCACGAGTTACTTCTGCAGATACGGCTGTTGTTAATGTAGCTTCTGCGGCAGTTGCACGAGTGGCTTCAGCTGTAATAGCGGCTGCATTTGTTGCGTCACCGGCAATACGTGCAGATTCTTCAGTTGCAACGGCTGTTGCAAATGCATCGTCGGCAGCTTCGCGAGCGGCTGTTTCGGCAGCAAGTGCGGCTGCGGCAGTACTTGCTAAATTGTTGATGGCAGTTTGTAAATTGCTGTCGGCAGCATCGTAAGCGGCAATGATTTCTGTTAAGGAATCAAGTGCGGCTGGATCAATGTTGCTTAATACGTTGTCGATACGAATACCTAATGCAACGTCACCTGCAATACGTGCTGTTTCTTCAGCAGTAACGGCTGCGGCGCGAGCGGCTTCTTCGGCAGCAATAGCGGCTGTCAATGTAGCTTCTGCGGCGCGAGCTGTTGAAGCTTCGGCTGCTAAGTCAGCTGTCAATGTAGCTTCTGCGGCACGAGCTGTTGTAGCTTCAGCTGTAATAGCGGCTGCATTTGTTGCATCACCGGCTGTACGAGCTGTTGTTTCGGCAGCAATAGCATTTGCATTTACAGTATCACCAGCAATACGTGCTGTTGTTTCGGCGGACAAGTCAGCGGCAATCGCAGATTCGGCAGCTTCAGCACGAGCAACTTCGGCAGCTAAATCGGTTGTCAATACGCCTTCTGCGGCTGTTGCACGAGTTACTTCAGCAGCCAAGTCAGCAGTCAATACGCCTTCGGCAGCAGTTGCACGAGTTACTTCAGCGGCTAAGTTAGTTGTTAAAGTAGATTCGGCAGCAGTAGCACGAACAACTTCGGCGGCCAAGTCGGCAGTCAATACGCCTTCGGCAGCAGTGGCACGAGTGGCTTCAGCTGTAATAGCTGTAGTCAATACAGTTTCAGCATTACCTGCACGAATTACTTCTGCATCAACTGCGGCTTGAACGGCAGCAACTGCGGCAGCGTTGGCAGTAACAGCACGACCAGCTGTGAAGTATAGGTTTTCACCTTCGGCAATGTGAGATGTTGTTAGAACAACTACACCAGTTTGACCGTTAACGCTTTCAACTGCGGCAACAGAACTGATAATACCAGTTGCTGAATCGTAGCTGATGTTGTTACCACCGCTAATAGCGGCACGGGCACGACTTGTTAAAAAGTACTGGTTAGTGCTACCTTCGACAATCTTATCAGTTGTTGGAGTAACAAATGTAAACTCACCAGTTTGTGTACCATAGCTTAAAATTTGGTTGTCATCGCTGTTTAAACTGATGGCAGCACGAGCTAAAGCATCTGTAAAGTACTTGTTTGTTTGACCTTCTAAGATACCATCACTTGTTGGGTGGTTGTATGTGAATTGACCGTTTAAGTAGCTTAATACTGTGGTATTGTTGCTTGACAAACCGATATCGCGCCATACGTTTGCAGTATGGTAATATTCATTTAACGAACCTTCTGGTACATCATCAGTGCTTGAAATTGTAATAGCGTTGATTTCTTGATCAACGTATTGCTTTGTTGCGGCGTGTAAGTTGCTTGATGGATCAGCAGACAATGTCAAGAAACCTGTCATTGTATCGCCGTCTTTGGCAACTTTACCTGCTAGTGCAGTTGTTAGTGTGGCAGCAAAGTTGGCATCATCGCCAATGGCTGCTGACAACTCAGCCAACGTATCTAATACGGCTGGTGCAGAGTTGATTAAGTCGCTAACTGCTGAGCTTACGAAGCCAGTAGACGCGATTTGTGTTGTTGCAGTACCTTTGGCGGCTGTAACCGCTGTAGGTGTACCACGAAGATCAACCGAGTTAATAATCGAACTCGATCTTGCTTTGATAATAGGCATTTATTTTTCCTCAATGAAAACTTCTAGTGAAGTTTTTGTTTGTTGACTTTTTAAGTATGGTGTCAAACCAACGTGAGAAGATGATTTTAAATTACTAGCAACCAGTAGTTTTTCGTTATGTCAACGCTACCGTTACCAGCTGTTACTTTGATTTCATATCGACTAGGGCTACTGTTTTGAGGAGCAGTTCCTACGATATTATTTCCGCTTACTGTTAACCAGCTAATTGCAGACTCACCTGCATTTGCAGGTTGAATTGTTATACTTGTAGCGTTATTTACACCTAAAGTAAAATTTATGGTGTCTCCACCAGAAAAACTTCCAATATATGAATTGGAATTGGTCCAATAAGGCTTAGACTGGCCGAAGTTGATTAAGTTTGTAAAGACAAACTCGTTACCACTAGTATCTACCAGTGTTAGGTCTTGCGGATACGACCACAATGGTCCTACCACGCGAGCCGTTTCTATCATCAATTGCATTGTGTTTGCAGTTGGATAGTCGATTCTTGTTATTGCTTGGCCACCAACACGAGCACCTGTACCAAATGTGATATCAGTAGCTTCAATTGTAATTGTAGTGTAATGAGCAATGCTACTGTAACTTACTGCCGTTATTGTTGGACGAGGACGATCGTTTGTTACAGTGCTTCTTAAAATTCTTACTTCGATTAAGTCACCAGATTCTGGAACTTCATCAAATGCCAATGTATCACCATTGATAACTGTATAGCTATAGTTTGGTTGTTGAACAATACCGTTAATTGATACAACCAAGTTAGCTGGGTTTGCTACACTCTCTAACAATGTAAATGTTGAAGTAGCACCGTCGCCAAAATAGTTTTTTGTTACTAGGCTAAGCTGGTGAGTTTTATTTTTAAACTGACCAGATACTACATCAAATGATAGAACTTGTCCCGCTGTAGGTGAGCTGATTGTTGTATCTGTTAGACTGTCTAAAGATAGATTACCGATTATGTCAGCAAAATTTGCATTAGCATTTTGTTGATTTAGTACAATCTCTGTTAGAGAATCAATTGCGGCTGGATCAACGTTGCTTTTGATGTAATCAATTTGTTGTTGCAAGTCTTGGTCTTGTGCATCAACATAACTTAATGCTGCCAACGTTTCCCAATCGTTACCAGAATAGTATTCGGGCTTGTCAGATGTTTGGTCAAAGCGTACATGACCAGCCAGTGGTGAAACTGGACGGTCAGTGTCTTCGCCTGCTGGCAATGCCAATGCACCAGTGGCATCAATGGTCAGCACATTAGATGCTGGCTTAATTGATTCGTTTGTGTGATTGGTCTTAATTGCCATTTAGATTACGCCTTGCTTTCGATCTTTTCTTTTGTGCGGCCATATGCGGCAACGCCTAGAACAGCACCCATTGCAACGTGGTACAAACCTGCACCTTGCAATGTCAATGGTTGCCATTGTAATTCTACTCGACCGTTGTTGCCTAGTGCTTGTACTACACTCCACAGGATAGGGGCAATAACAAAGTCGAACATACACGTTACCATATAAGTCCAGCCCATCATTGGGCGCCACTTTTTGTTTACCCAGTCAGTGTTGGTATTTTCAATTGAGCTTTCTGCTCCTCCAGCAGTAGTTACAGCGGCTGCATCAGCTGTGGCTTTTACGCTGGCTGCATAGTCAACCGAAGTTGTGTTTGCAAAGCCACCGTTTTGAATTTTGTTGTTGATGTTTACTTGAGCGCCACTTGTAAGTGGTGTAAATGCATCGGAATCATCGTAGTCGTCTAGTTTTGGCATAGTTATTATGTCTCCTAATGTATTATTTACCTTAGGATCACTTTTTTGGCTGTAAGAACTCTTGAACCTTGGTTGCTACAGCAGACATGAAATCTGTGCCTGGTGCGGCTTTACCCCATTTGCCAGCTGGACATTCCTCTGCGGCTATTGTTACTTTTAAATTTACCAAACATCCGCACATTGAACATTGTTTAGTTGAGCGCCTATAGAACTCACACTTTTGGCAATGGCCAGCACGTTCAAGTCTTACTTCTATATTTGTAAACATACGCTACTTATGCCGTAGAAAAGGGCTCCGAAGAGCCCTTTTATTGTTTCTACTAACCGTTTAAGATTAGATGAAGCTTAGGTTGTCGCTAGCGATAGCGATTGTGTTAACGTAGTCGGCAGCGTTACCTAAAGAAGATGCGCTGTTTGACAACTCAACATAACCATAACGTGTCATGAAAGACACTGTTGGTTCGAATGTTGCTGGATCTAGAACAACACCAGAGCTCATCAATGGAATGTATGGGCAATAGAATGCTGGAGCGTCCATTTCGTTAGCGCCTTTGTAACCGATAAGGATCGGAGCATCGTCGCCAGCGTAGTGGTTAACATATACGCGAACAGAGCTGTTCAATGTACCAACGAACTTAGTGTTTGTTGGAGCTTCGAATGTACCTTCTGTTGTACGAGCAAATGCGCTTGTAGTAGCAGATTGTAAGATTGTCAATGCTGTTGGAGAAACTACGATGTAGTTACCAGCACCACGACGTGTACGGCTAGCGATGTCGTTAGCGGCACGGTTTACCAATACTGCTAAGGCAGCGTGTTGGTCACCAACGAAGTTGGCTTGACCGCTAACAGCGGCTTGGTCGTATGTACCATAAGCAGTACCGGCCAAGTTGATCAACGAACCGATAACTTCTTGGTCAATTTCAGCTGTGATTTCTTGTGCCAATGCAGCCATGATTTCCGCTTCAACGTCAACACCGTGGATGGCTTGTGCGTCTTGAGCGGCTTCAAATGTCCAACGAGCAGACAACTTACGGCTCTTAGCTTCAACAGTCTCTTTCAAGATCTGGATGTTCATCTTCTTGCCGCCTTGACCTTCTAGGCTAGCAGTAGAAGCACCTTTACCACCAGCACCAGAGTACTGAGTAGCAATGCTGAATGGGCTTAGAGCTTCATCACCAGCAGTTACGGCTTTACCGATGTTACCAGACGCGTTGTCGGCAGCGTCAGCGCCTTCGGCGTAACGTACACGCAATGTGTGGATCTGGCTAACTGGACCTTGCATTGGCTGAACACCAACTAATTCGTTAGCGATAGTTGTTGGCATAACGCGACGAATAACAGGTAAAATAACCTTGTTTAAAACTGCAATGTTACCAGAAGCTGTGCCGCCAGCTGTTGCTGTTTCTGTCAAATACTTCTTTGTATTTTCCAAGCAGACTTCCATTGTAGTCTTGCGTTGACCTTGTAGGCCTTCTGTTAAGGCTTGCTTAGTAGCAGACCAGTTTTTGCTTTCAAATAGAGCTTGTGACATATAATGTCTCCTAATTAAATCTTAATACCAGCGAGTTTACGAAGTTGTTGAATTGTTTCATCAGCTTCGGCTGGGGCGGCTTCGACAACTTGTGCTGTCTTATCGCCTGTAACCACAGTCTTCTGTGATTGCTGTCCTTCAACAAGTTGTTTCTTCTCACGACGAACTTCCTCGTTTAAAACAGATGGCAGGTACTTCTGGAATTGGTCTTTTAGTTTAGCAGTATCTGTGCTTTCTAGTAACTCTTCCATGATTGCTCGTTTGTCTTTCGACAATGGTGAGCATAGGTCCTGCATGACGCGAACTCGCTGTGCTTGATCTTCCGCAATGCGCTGACGACGAAGCGACTCGCTAATTTGTTGTTCTTTTTGTGTTAGTGTTGATTGAGCTTCTGATAGTTGTGTGTTCATATCTGCTAGCTTACGATTCAATTCGCTAACGGCTGTACCGTCTGCAAACTTACTTGCCATAAACTCCGCGGCGAAGGCTTCCATAATCTTACGACCAAAGTTATTTTCTTTGGCTGTACGGATGTCTTCTTTTAATTGTGTTACTTCTTTCTTGAAAGATTCAGCAACCATTGTATTGATTTTCTCGCTTGCTTTCTTAATGAAATTAGAACGAGCTTCTGCAATAGCTTTACGACCTTCTGCAACTAACTTAACGCGAGCGTCAACTAGTTGTTTGTGATCTTCGTGCAATTCGCTTAGTTCAGAAGTTAGTTTACGTAAAGCAAACTCTTCTAATTGACCAACTGCATCTTTTTGTGATTGGCGGTCAGACTTTAGTTCTGCTACTTCTTTTGCCAATGTTTCCATTACAAATTTCTGTAGTAACTGTGCATCTTCGCTGATCTTGGCAGCATACTTTACACGTTGAGCAACTGCTTCTTCACGTAAAGTTTTTAAATCGGCAGCACCTGCAGAGATAGTATCTTGCATTAGCTTGTCCATTGCTTCAATTAGCTGGCTTTTATCGTGTTCATAACGACCAGCAAATTCTTCGCGTAACTCAGCTGTAACTGATTCACGGCTTTCGGATAAGTGTTTTTCCCAAGCGGCGTTGATGTTCTCACGCACCTCTTCGGATAAAACTACTGAACCTAACATTTCTGTAAATTGTGTCATGTTTTTTCCTCAGACTTATTTCAGATTCTGAATGAATCTACGCACTTCGTTTTCTAAGTGCTTTTGTGCGGACCTATCGTAGGTCGCCGCGTAGGCCACGTCCATCAGAGCGGCACGTCTACGACTGCCCATTACTCGTTCATAAATTGCTGTTGGATAAGCATCAGGTGCGCTGGGTTGAGCAACAACGTCAACTGTAACGATTTCAAAGTCAGAAACTTTGCCGCTTTCAGTTACATTGCCGGATCCACGGCTACTAACGCCTAGCTTAACACCACTTTCAAGCAATGTCTTAATAATGTTACCCATAGGTGTTGGGATTAGCTTTAATTTGCCAAAACCGTTTTCGCCTTCCATCCACATGTCAGTAATCATATGACTTACGCGGTCAATGTTTACTTGTAAATCATCTGGGTGGTCTGCTTCACCTAATACAGAATAACCTTGTTCTAGTCGAGACTTAATGCTCTCTACTGCACGGCTAATTTCATTAATAGGGTAAACACGACCGTTATGGTTTTGTTTAGCACCTTGAATAAAAATACCCTTCATGTAGAGATCTTTACCGCCACTGGCTGACTCTTTTGATTCAATAACCAAATTGGCTTGATCAAATGTTAAGTGTTCACGTAGTGGCTGGTTCATGATGATTAGGCCTTAGTTGAAACTTTGCTGAGGGCTGGCTTAGTTGTACCACCCATGTCTTGTGCTTTTGGAGCGGCTGCTGGTGTTGTACCGCTTGGAGTACCACTTGCATTGCTTGCACCAATTTTAACTGCTGGACGAGCACCCATTGGGTTCTTGCCTGCAACTGGGCTATGTTTCTGATCAGCTTTGTCGCTGTTGTCTGGCTTAGCAACGGCTGTTAATTCTGCTGATTCTTCAATGCTTTCTGGCATTTCTTCTTCAGCTTCTACGTCGCCCATTTCTTCTTCTGCGCCCATTTCATCACCGGCACCAGAAACCATTTCTTCAAATTCTGCTTTTAATTTTGCTAATGCAGACTCAACGTCCATCATAGCATCTGCAACATCACCAGCGTCAGCATCAACTGCTTCTGCACCAGCTTCATCGCCTATGCCCATTTCGGCACCTAGGTCGTCTGTTGCGGCTTCTTCATCGCCTGCGCCCATTTCTGGAGCAAGTTCGTCGTCGCCTTCTTCTGTCAAATCGGCTTCAACTTCGTCAATTGAACCGCTTAAATCTGTTGTGTCTTCGTCTTCGAAGGCAATGTCATCAGCCATAATGTCTTCATAGACTTTACGACCAATACCTACATAGTAGTCATGTAACAATGCGCTAGCTTGATCTTCTTCTTTGTTAAGAAGGTGAGCTAATGCCTGTTCTAAGATTGATTTACTCATTTATTTCTCCTTGCGCTAAGGGGAAGGCATATTATTTGAATATACCGTACCAATAACTACTTACTAATGACGCAAAGGATTATGGCGGAAATGGCGGAAAAACTGTCTGTTTTTACGCAATAAGTGTCAAAAAATATAATTTAGTGTTAGACTGGTGCTGGTCTAGCGTACATTTTTTTGACTAGGTCTAGTCGTTGAGCTTCTTCGTATTTTCGTAGATCACGTAGCTTTCTCAAGCGATTTACGTGCTCAAGCGTTAAACGCTTGCGGCGCATATCACCATAAAAGGCCACGTCCGGATCGACTTCTGATTCGATCTCATCTTCGATTTCTAATAGGTCGTTAAATCTCATACTCTTACTTAGTAAAAAGTGAAATTTACGCGGCCGGTGGCGTTGGTGGTGGTACAACGCCTTCGGCTCCGCCTTCTGCACCTGGCTCAGCAGTTCCGCCACCCTCAGCTTCAAGATCTTCCATACCCATGCCAAGATCTAAATCAGCTTCGCCGGGACCTTTAAGTCCAGTT